AGGACTAGCAGTTCCAATTCCAACATTTGCACCATTTAAAGTCATGGTATCAACAGTTTCATTAACAAATGTCATTTTTGTAGTGTTATGGTCTACTTTTATTGCACTTGCATCTACATCTGAACCATCCCCAAATAGAATACCTGAAGTTCCTGTTTCTGCTGTTAAAAATTGTAGGTAGTTAGTTCCTTCCCTTTCTAATGTTATTTGTGAAGAAGCGTGAGGTGCTATACCTGTATCACTAGCTTTAACATGAAGTAAAGAACCTGGAGAAGTTTCTCCAATTCCAACATTACCTGATGAGTCTATTCTCATTCTTTCTGCACCATTGGTCTGCACAAAGAAGTCATCACTAATTCCACCAACTCTTGCAGAGAGTGCAGTAGATGTAGTTCCGCTATCCATAAACTCAATAGAAGCGGTAGCATCTGTGCTTTCAACTCTTACTCCAATGTTTCCTGTAGCTGAGTTAATGTGTAGTGGTTTTTCAGGACTACTAGTTCCAATTCCAACTCTATTATTTGTAGCATCAACAACTAAAGTAGAAGTATCAACAGTCAAACCATCAGCAGTTACTGTACCTGTTACGTCTATATTACCTGTACCTGTTATATCGCTTGAACTTAAACTTATATCTGTACCACCTGTAGTGTTACCATTAGCAAGGATCTCGGCTAATGTATCTACTGTACCTACTTGGCTATCTACATAAGCTTTGATAGATTCAGAAGTAGCAACTGTTGTAGCTGATGCTGTACCAAATGTATCGTCATCAATAAAGTTTGCAATATTGATACTGCCATCTGATAAAGTACCAAAAGTAACTGTGCCTGTTGTTGTAATAGCTGATGAGCCATTATCTATAGATCCAAAACCTGATGTTATAGAACCACCATTCAATGCGCCTACGCTTGTTATGTTTGTTTGTGCTGCTGTAGATAAAGTACCTACAATTGAAGTATTAGCTGTAAGGGTTGTAAATGTACCCGCAGCTGGTGTTGTGCCACCAATAACAGAGCTATCAATAACTGCGCCATCTAGGTTCATAGCTACTGATGTACCAGTAGCGCTAAATAAACCATCAACTGTATCAAGGTCAGCGTTTAGCTTTGTTCCCCAAGTATCAGTAGATGCTCCTACTTCTGGTTTTGTTAAGTTAAGGTTAGTTGTAAATGTATCTGCCATAAAATTTTATCCTTTAAGCTGCGTCTTGTTCGCTTAATTCATTCCAAGTAGTAGATGGATTAGATTGATCTGACCATGTTGTACTTGTTTGTAAATCTGTCCATGATGTGTCTGGATTCGCTTGGTTTGTCCAGGTATCTGCTATTATATCTTGTTCTGTCCATGTGTCATCAGGAACAATTATATCTTCCCATTTTAGACCACCAATTGCATTAAATCCACTTGTTTGTGTAATTGTAGATGAGGCTCTATCTATCTGATGACCGATAGCATCAAAGCCACTAACGCCTTGTATGCCAACAACACCTCTATCTATCTGTCTACCAGTAGCAGTCATTCCTGATACTGCTGGTCCAAATACAACACCTCTGTCTATCTGATGACCAGTTGCTGTCATTGCACTTGTAGAACTTATAGTTGATGCACCAAGTGCTATTCTTACACCAACAGATGTTGCACTAGATGTAGCAACAATAGTTGCTGATCCTAAGTCTATTTGTATGCCAACTGCTGTTACGCTAGAGGTTGCAGATATGGTCGCTTGACCTCTATCTATTTGTCTACCAGTTGCGGTAGCTCCTGATGTTGCAGATATAGTGGCTGCACCAATTTGGAAAACAGGTGTCCCAAAATGCGACTTCCCGTATCCACCATATCCGTAGCCTACTGAGGCCATGTTATTAAGCTAATGTTATATCTAAATCGCCAGCGTCAAATCTGAATACGTCACCTGAGCTTACAGTTTTAGAAGTTGTTAAGTTTGCGTAAGCTAATAGATTGCCACTTGATGAGGCATCTAAAATACCAACTGCTACTACTGTACCATAATCAGCTGTTGCTGTTGGGTATTCAATTGCAGCTGAGTTAGTAGCTGTTGTTGGGTTTGTACCAGATACAGTAAATGCTCCTGATTGTCTTGCGTATGCTCCGCCTGATACTTCAGTACCGCCACCTGTATCAGTAGGTGCTACAGTATATAAAGCAACATATAATGTTCCTGGTGCTGTATAAGCATTACCACCAAATACATGGTCTAATACTTTGTCCTCTAAATAATCACTAAATCCAGCCATATTGTCTCCTAATTATTATTCCAATAATATATTTTTTTACCAGACTTGCCATAAGTTCTTCTTCTTTGCATTAGAGAGCCTTTGCCAAATTCTGCTTTCTCTTGTTCCATTCTCATTTCTTCTAATGCTTTTTCAAATTGTGCTGTAAATAAAGGCACTCTTTCATCTTCCATTAGATAGATAGAAGCATGTTTTAAAGCACCATAAAGATAAGCATCTGGATATCCTGTGGATATAAAGTTTGTAGTATTAGAACTACTAAGTGCATCTATAGTGCCGTAGTATGTTAATTGTAATGTATAACTTGAGTCAGGTGTAGGTGCTAACTCTAATGAGTTATCTACAATTGCATAATATATTGGTTGACCAGATACATTATTATTGGCTTTTCTATAAACATCTAATGATTCTATTGATTGTTGGAATAATGGTCTAAAATCATTTGATGTGATTTCTATGTTTATAGCTTCTAACCAATCAGTTGGTAAGCTCATGTATTGACCATCAGCTGTAGCAGTAGCACGCTTTATCATGTCTTTATTTCTTAATCTTCTATTAAATTCTGCTTCAGTTGCATCAATAAAAAAATCAAGTTGATCTGTTAAATCTGATCTATTTAAGAAATTAGCTATATTAGTTTTTAATTCATCGTATGTCATACTTTACCTTTCCATGTTCTGAATGGTTTATTATCTGAATGGTTTAACCATTTTTTCCATTGTGCTGAGTCTTGCGCCCATCCTTCTCGGACTGCTCTTTGATATACAACCATTGGTATTTCAGCTACATGCCTAAAATCTTTACCAGGTTTATATTCAGACAAGTTTTTAACATAGTCTAAAGTAGGCTGTATGTTTTGTTGTGTGTGATAAATAACTTTATCATCCTCTGTAGCGAATACAGATTTATAACCTTGCTTATGATCTATTAGTGTTGTCTTAGCCATGTAGAGATTTTAGCACAAAAAAAAGGGATGCCGAAACATCCCTTCAAGGTTATTGACTAAACTTATGATACGTTTAGGTCAGCAACAACACCATGTGCAGCTTCGTTGGATACTTCTAATCCATACTCAACCACAATCATTTTTGTCTCTGCGTCACCTATTGTAGCAATATCAACAGTTTTAAAGTCTCTTAGGTAAGACACTTTAGCAAATTCTGGATCTACTAATAATAGTGATGTTTCTCTTGATCTGTTTGATGGAACAATTTTTAGTTCACCAAAGTCAGATGAGTAAACAGATACTGAAGCTTCAACTGTGTTTGCATCAACAAACTGTCTAGCTTGAGTTCTACCTGTGAAACCAGAGATAACTTGCTTGTTATGTGGACCACAAATAGCCATGTTTGGCTCACCGCCGTTAGTAAACATAGTTTGTAGAACACCTTTTAGTAAGTCTTCTGTTAAGTCTCTGTCTGTTCCGTCTACTGGAGCAGCACCTTCACCAGCACCTGAACCGCCTGAACCTCTTGATACGTTTGATGTAATCCAAGATTCAAAACCACCAGTTTTTCTAGCTGTTGTAGCATCACCAGTTGTTTTAGCGCCGTTTTGACATAGAGCTTCTTCCATATCTCTTTTTAGTGCTTTAGACATAATAGCAAGCTGATGAGCCATTTCTGATCTCTTACCAGCTGCATCTGAAGCGTCCTGCGAACCTGTTACAGTTGCGTCTCTGCTTGAAATCATAGCAACATTACTTACCCTTGTTGTAGCTGTTGAAGCTGATCTTGATAGTTCAAAACCCTCTAATTGTCCAGCTGAACTTGGTGTAGGTAATACTTCTGTTTGCCAATCAAACACTACGTTCTTAATATTTCTTTTTCCAATTGACGACATGAACGGCGTTTGCATTGGAGAGATGTTGTAAATGATATTACTTAGATCTTCTCTGTCAGCAGTTGCTGAATATGTGTCAAAAGCATTAGTGACCTTCGCCATAATATACTCCTATAAAATTAAATTATTTGTTCAAATACTTTAGC